AATATTATGGCGATAAGATGCGCGATACTGTTGCTATGGATAACGATTGGAACTAGTGCTCAAGCACAGGATTGTTTCTATCAACAAGAAACTCAGTATCGAAATGGTAGCGCAATTAATTCAATCACTAAATACGATTGTAAATCCCCACCAAAGGTGATAGTGATTGAAAAACAAAAGGAAGTAAAACAAAGAACCTTTGGTGAATTTTTGTTTGGTGTTGAAGAAAACGGTAATGGAATTACACATTTATTTAGCACCTTGGTCAGTGTAGGAGTTTTATAATGATAAAATTTTGTTTAGGTATGATTACCGGTGGTATAATAGTAGCATATAATCCAGAAGTATTGAATTGGTTTGTCACTTCTGGTATGCGTGATAATATTGTATCTGTTTTACAAGGAGTTTAATATGAAACGGTTAGTACTAATTCCCCTTATTATGTCTGTTGCTGCGTGTGATAAAACTCCACCGGAAACAGCAATGTCAAAACAGATGTTTGAATACAAAAAGGCTCAAGTATCCGAACAGTTAGACTCAATGCCAAAATGGTATACCGATATCCCAAAAGATGATAATGCAGTATATGCTGTTGGTACTGCACAAACACCAGATATGCAAATGACAGTTGATATTGCCATTCTTTCTGCCAAAACTACTTTGGCCGATAGAGCAAACAGTCGACTTCGTTCACAATTAAAATTATATAAAACCAAACTTGGTGTAGATGATTTTGATAGTGTTGTACAAAATAACTTTGAACAAGTCACTCGTAATATTATTGCAGATGCAGATGTTGCAGGTTATACTGTTAAGGAAACAAAACTTGTTCAAAACGGAACACAATTCCGTGCATATGTTCTACTAGAATATAAAGACTCAGTTGCCAATCAAATGATTAAAACTCGACTGGCTAATAATGAACCACTCTATACGGAATTACGAGCAGCAGTTGCATTTAAAGAAATGGACGATGCAGTTGAGGCTCAAAAGGATTCTGAATTAAATGAGAAAAAAGTCATTATTGATAAAGTTATTGGTTTACAAACGCCTAAAAGTGTAGTAGAATAATATCATGTTGGAAAATATGTCTTCAGATAGAATGATGGCTTGTAGAGTTTTTGATGGTGAAATACACAGAATCAAGTCATTATACGAAAATACCCCTCAGTGGACAAATTATTCACATATTATTCAATACCTAGAATCTCGTATTAAGTCCATGAAGGAAAGGGAATACAGTAGATGACAATGCACCTCGTCCGTGGTATGACTACACTTTCTACCCGTAAGCGTAAATCCCGCAAAAAAACCGCTGCAGTGTTAGAAGAAGAACGCAAGATGGCTAAACTCCTCAAGTCACTTGGGTATCATAAAAATAGTAGTCGCTGGAAAGCTGACCTTCCAGATTATACCGTGGCCGAGACTGTGCCCACCAGCGACCTCATCATGAAAGTAGAAGGTAAGCGTAAGGCTAATCAATATACTGGTGATGAGCTCGCTGGGATAGGCACTCTTCATAAATCAAATATGGTTCCCATTCGTAAGGATAGTAATGATGCACACGAAATTGCTCGTATGCGTAGAGGTTAGTATATGGAAATTATTTGGCATATACTGTTAACTGTTTGTTTAGGTTCTACCTGTATTGAACAAGATGTACAACAGTTTGATACTAGAAAAGAATGTGATCAAATGTTAAAAGTATATACTGATATACCACCAGATGGTGATTGGGATATTATCCAGTATGAATGCAAACCAGTTGGTTCAACTTCTACATAGCCCGCGGATCCGGCCGTGGGTACCAAAAAAAATGAAATAAAATGCATTTTAGGGGTTTACATTTGCTTAAAAGTGTGTTAGAATATATACACAATCAAAAAAGAGGAGCGATTGTTATGTTGAAATCACCTAAATCACCTGTTAAATTTGTTATTACCGTTACTATGGAATGTGGTGAGATTTGGGAAACCATCCGTCACACCAAAGCTGGTATGCAGGCCGTAATTGAAGATGTTCTGGCCGACGCAGCTGTAATTTCATTCACTGTTGAGGAGCGTGTATAATGATCCGTGTATATCAAATGCCTTCTAAATCAATGGAAGCTACTAATTCTTACTCTTTTATGTATGATAAAGATGGCTTGTTTGATTTGGATACCAATATCCAATACTATGAACATGTTGCCAATCTAGATACCAATGATCTAAACGAAGCATTCGAAATTGGTAATATTGGTCCGGAGGACAAATATACTCGGTTTAAGAAAATGCGGTCGGTATCAGTTGGCGATATTCTAGTGAATGATAATAATGATACATTTGTTGTTGCGTCATTTGGTTTTGACCAAATTCAGCCGCAGTGGATGTTAAAAGTTTCGGAGGTTGCTTAATGGCTCTTACAGCTCTTAAAGGTAAAAAGATTAAAAAACGTGCACCACGAGCTCGTGCACGTACCGGTATTGCTGCAGCACCAATCGACAAAGGTTACGAGGCAGTCAAATATTATTTCCATATGGAACTCGAGCGTAAGGAACTTGCAAATAGTCTCAAGTCTTATATAAAACGTACGTTTAAAAAATCTGATGCGTCTGCCATTTTGGCAAACCCAGAATATAAATTTACATCATATAGTCATTACTCTTGTATTGCCTTTTGGTTAAATGCAGATTTACCACAAGATGAAAAGACAGAGTATTGGGCCAATAGTCTTTCCAATTATCTACAAGAATTATTGGAAACCGGTCGTGTGATCCAAAAAGAGAAAAAGCAAGAGAAAAAAGTAGATAATGTGGTAACACTTTCACCTGCTCAAAGACTTGCAAATAAAATATCCAACACTATTATGCAAGATTTGTTGGATCTAGAAGATGCATGGATTAATGATGAAAAAGCATCTATTGATGTCTATTCACTCTTTAAGAAACACGGGCTGAGTGGTTCTGCTACCATACCAGTTCGTCAAATGGTTGAGGGATGGTTATTAGACTATGAAGACGCTTACCACAAGCGTTGTGAACAGGCTGTTGAAGGATATTCACACCTGAAAAGACCTGAACTCAAGCGTCGTCTAGAGCAGTGTCAGAATATTCTGGCCGATCTGGACCGCATAAAATCTGCCGCACGAGCTACAAGAGCCACTAAGGTGAAACAACCTCGTGCGGCAGACAAACAAATTGCAAAGGTACAATACAAAAAAGAGGATACAGAATTTAAATTGGTATCAATACCACCAATTAAGATTGTTGGTTCTCTTCGCCTATATACCTTTAATACAAAGACTCGAACTGTGACTGAATATGTTACAGAGAGTCCTGGTGGTTTTGAAATTTCTGGTACCTCAATTAAAAACTTTGGTCCACAGAGCCGTGCAGTCAAACTTAGAAAACCAAATGATTTTCTACCATTTGCACTTAGTAAAACTCCAAATCAAATTGATAAGGAGTGGAAAACACTTACAACAAAAACTACCAAACCAAATGGTAGACTTAATAATGACACAATATTGTTGAGGGTATTAGATAAATGACCATTGAGGCACAATTCTTAAATAAAAGTAGATTTACTAAATTGATAGAGAAGACGGTATCCGATCTTAAGATCACATATATGGATGCCATTCTTCACCTTTGTGATGAAAACGATATTGATCCGGAAGATGTAAGTAAATTTATCTCTCCGATCATTAAAGGCAAACTTGAGGCTGAGGCAATGGGATTAAATTTCTTACCGAAAACTAATTCAATTGATTCTGCCTTTTTTGAGTAAAACTAGTATATATAGTTTTACATTACAGCGATACTGTGATATAATACAAACATACAAAACATACATTGCAATATAAGGAAAATACAATGTCATTCGAAACACTAAAACGTAATCGTACCGATATCTCTAAACTCGTTCAAGCCGCAGAAGCCGTAGGTGGTGCCGGTGGTGAAAAGAAAAATTATGATGATGAACGAATTTGGAAACCAACCGTAGATAAAGCAGGAAATGGATATGCCGTCCTCAGATTCCTACCAGCTGGTGAAGGATCAGAACTACCTTGGGTCAGATATTGGGACCACGGATTCAAAGGACCAACCGGTCTTTGGTATATCGAGAACAGCCTTACATCTATTGGTCAGCCTGATCCTGTCGGGGAACTCAATTCCCGTTTGTGGAACTCTGGCCACGAAGAAGATAAGGAAACAGCCCGGAAACAAAAACGCAGACTACATTATGTAGTGAATGCTCTTGTTGTTGAGGATCCATCTGCACCTCACAATGAGGGACGTGTTGTTCTCTTTAAGTTCGGTAAAAAGATCTTTGATAAAATCATGGATGTGATGCAACCATCATTCCAGGATGAGAAGCCTGTCAACCCATTTGACTTTTGGGAAGGTGCAGACTTTAAATTAAAGATCCGCCAAGTTGAAGGTTATCGTAACTATGATAAATCCGAATTTGCCTCACCATCATCACTTTATGGTGGCGATGAATCAAAATTGGAAGGTATCTATAACCAACTTCATAGCTTGGATGAGTTTACGGATCCTAAAAACTATAAAACCTATGATGAATTGAAAGCCAAATTGGCTCGAGTCCTAGGCGAGGAAGCATCAATGGGTGCACCAACAATGCACCAGGAGATGCAAATGAATACTCCGGCACCTCAGCCAGAGTATAAGGTTGCAGAACCAGTCACGGCAGAACAAATGAATTTGTCTGACGATGATGACACTATGTCTTATTTTGCTAAATTAGCTCAGGAAGACTAAAAAACAATAGCTTCTTCCATCGCCCTTATTACATTAGGATTGTTGGTATCAAATGTACTGGTACCTGATCCTACAAGGGCGGTGGAAGACTGTCCAATAGATGTATTATTCGTAACAGGTGCCACTACTGTAGGACTGGATTGTTGACCAGTTGTATTTGCTACGGATTGTGCTACTGATGTTCCTGTTGTGGGTGTTGGTTTTGAAAAGGATGGAGGACTATCATCTGGTAATACCCCTGCGGCTTTTCGGCCGCGGCCTTGTCTACGAGAAGTAGGAGGTGTTGCTGCATCAGAGGTATTTGTCGAATTACCACTATTCAATGCATCGTTAATCCAACCAAATGGGAATCCAAAGGCGTCAACTTTTTTACCAAAAAGATATTGAGCTATTGCCATACCAATTGTGTCACCGGCAAAAGCACCAAGAATACCACCACCGATACCACCCAAAACAGTACCAAATGGTGCCAGTGGTCCAGTAAAGAGTCCACCAGCTAAGGCACCAGCAGCGCCCCCAGATAATCCACCAATTGAACTGCCAAGTGATGCACCCAATTGATCAACTTTTTGGTCTATAGAACCTGGTGATGATAATATTAAACCAATATCTGCTGCGCCGATAATAGCAGCAAGTGGTCCACCGCCTTTTATTAACTTCATAAATTTACTTAGTTTTGGAAATTTACCTACGTCTACACCTGATGGCTTAAATTTCTTTGCATCCTTTGCATCAACAAGATTTGTGGTGGCTTTTCCATCCTTACCAGCATAAGCAAGATTACCTGCTTTTGTTTTCACTACCTGTTTACCATTAACAGTACCGACACCAGCTGCAGCATTAGCCGCCCTAGTGGCTTTTATACCAGTACCAACACCGGCCGCAGTTTTTAATGCAGTTGCAGTTGCTGCAAGTGGTGCCTTTACCACCTTTAATGTTGTATTTAATGCACCGCGAGGGTTTAATATAGCATACATGCCTGCTGCAGACAATGCAATATCATCTAAATTCCTTGTAAGACCTTCAAAGTCTCCTGTCACTAGTTGATTTAAACCGGTAATGGCATTACCAAATGTCTTTTCAACTTTTGTTAATATTTGTTTTGATGTAGGTAATGTAGTGCCTGTTAATTCTTCAACATTGTTTTTTAAATCCTTTAATCCAGGCTCAAGACTCTCACCTAATTCTTTTAATTTCTTTTGATTTTCCTCAGTTAATACAGCGCCAAATAAACCTGAAATAATACCTATTCTTTTACCAAAAAGAGAACCAATACCACCAGCAACAAGACCTCTTTCCACTGCATCGCCAAGTTCTTTACTACCGGTTTGACCTGTAACATATTCACCAATTTCATCTGCCATTGTGACCGCAATTGCTGCTGGTATACCTCTTCTTAAGAGACCGGATCCTATTGCAGCACCAGTACCAAGTAAACCGGCGCCCGTCAAACCACTACCTAAACCACCGGAACTTCCCTTTGATTCTCTTGTTTTTTCAGGTCTATCTAAACGACCGGTCTTATCACTTTTATCAGTGCTTTCTTCTCTAGCTGTTTCCAAATTATCCAAGGTGTCTCTTTTTTTACCTTGGTCAATTAGAATCATAAGTAATCTTTCCTGATTACCTAGTGACTCTTCCAGTATTTCATTCTGATCTCTTAGATCCTTACTGACATCAGATAGAGTTTTTTCAGCCATATTATCCTCGTGCAGCCATTTGCTGTTCTTTTTCCTTTAACTCATTTATTAACATAGCCAAATATATCTCCCTTTCCCACGGTATCATTGTATCCAAATCATGTAGAGAATAATTAAAATTTTGTAGTAATTGATAATTTGTCAAATAATAGTTTTCAAGTGTCTCGTGAGAAAGGTTTATTAAAAAAAATCCTGTAGCCCTTTTAATTTTCTTGTATTGTGGTGATTACACTGTTCACAGTCAAACTCAATATCATGTTCCATTGATGGCATATTTAATGTAAATGCACCAATTTTATCAAATTGTTCGGTTGTTAATGATTCCAAAAATGCAAGAATCTCTTCATAACTTTCATCACCTAAATCAATTCTTTCATCTTTTGTTTCTACGGATTCCAAACATGCAACAACCAACGCCAATAGCATATCAGATTGTGATGTATCTTCAGATAAAAGTACTTGACTTTTTAAAAAGAAATCATAGTTTGGATAACGCATCCTCACATTCAGGTCTGGAGTTACCTGAATCAGCATGTTTCTTTCTTCTATAGGAACCTTAATCTCATCCAATTTAATATGTTGTTCATTTTCATGATCACATTCTGAGCAACGGATAATAATATCAGATGTTTCGCCAACAGATTTTGATCTAATTTGGGTAAACATATAGTCAACATCAAATGTTGTTAATTTTTTTAGATTTAACTCTTCCGAAACACAACTCTCAATAGTGTTTAACATTGCATTTAAGATTTGTTTTCTATCCTGTGATTCATATGCAATTAATAAATTTCTTTGTTCCTTAACAAGAAATGGTCTATAATTTACTGATTTCCCACTTGATGGTATAATTAACTCATACTGTGGATTATCATTCAAACGTGGCAGTGCCATTCTTAACTCCTATAATAAATTTGTCAAACCACCTAGTCCACCAGTAAATCCTGCAGAGGCTTGAATCCACCCTTGACCACCGGATACTGCTTCCCAGTTAGTATATGATAGTTGGACATTTACTTGTACTAGTCCATCCATCTCGTTATTTAATTCAATTGCTTGTATGGTAGTTGGAAATGCATCCTTTAATCTTACACTGTATACTGTTCCACCACCAATACCTAAATTTACTTTAATCGGTCCAAGACCGCCGCCAATATTTTTAATTGGCTTTCTTAATTGATGGATTTTAACATCCTTTGCATAATCTTTTTTATAACCAGCAATATTACCATTTTCATTTAATACTACACTACGCCACGAATCAAAGTATTTACGAGTTCCGTAGTCATTTAATGCATAAAAGGATAATGATACATCATCAACTGCATAACCATAGGCAACCTTTTGAAATTCCATTCCAATTCTACGGTCGTGTGTTAAAATTTGTTTACCAGGTAATGTTGCAGATGCACATAAAAGATTAAGATCACCACCACCAGAACCTAGGCCTATACCACTGGTAAGCAGTGTTGTTAATTGTCCTAGAAATCCACCAGCACCAGAAAAGGTAGTTGGTAATTCTACAAGGAATTGATTTGATCTTGCAAAACCAAGTTTGGATGATGCAAGAGATTTTATTTGATCAATACTGCTCATATTGCTTTCCTTGAATCCTTATATACATTCGCTGCAGATGTTTTTTCCCAACTTGCCGTAGGTAGGAATGTTGCAATTTCCCATTCCGGAGCCGGTACTCTAGCTAATCTAGATTTAACATGCTGTGTTAGGTAATGTTTAAAACAAGGTTTGAAATATCGTGTTTTACTAGTTGCTTGTAACATTTTATATGACATTTGAAATCTGGTTGTTTCGTCATATTTTTTATTGTTTGTAATATCTAATAAAGCATCAAGGAATTTTGCTCTTAATATTGGTGGCAAATAATGTAGATTCAAACCATAAAAACCTTTTTCTGCTGGCCCTACAATAATAGCCAACGGAAATCTATCATAATATGGTAGTGTATCTTTACCCTTTGGATCATAGAAAAACATATTCATCGAACCAATTAGAGGATTTTGTCTATTCACCAATTGCATTGGTTCTTCTTGCATAAGAGCTCTACGATCCACACGGCGCATTGTCTGTGCCTTTTTACGAAACCAATCCTGTGCTTCTTTGGTACGCGGGTTGATACCAGCTCTAAATGCTTGAAATTGTAAATTTTGAAATAGATTACTCATATCATTATTTATATTACTTTTTAGGTTTTTTACGATATGGTTTTAGCGGTTTCAATGGTTTTAATTTCCCCTTTTGTTCTTTCATAATGCCCATAGATTTTAAAGTATTCTCTGTCCATATTTGAAAATCCCAACCTCTATCCTTAGCGTATGCATTGGCTGCTTCCCATTTATTCATATTCTTTACATAGGTCATTGCCTCGCCTATATATCTTTTACTCTTATTTGGATTTTTTGGTGGTTCCGTTTCCTTGGCTGGTTTAATTTCAACCAATATTGTTTTTCCATTTTTAAAACTAATTTTTAAATCAATATAATATCTATGATATTTTTTATCAATATCCCAGAAATATGGAATAACCGTCTCTTCAGAGCTCCAATATTTTACATCTGGATTTCTATCACACCATAGGAAACAAAGCTTTTCCCAATGTGATCTATATACAACGGCAGAGGAGTCACCTTTGTACTTGCTTTTATTCTTTGGTATGTACTTTCCAGAATATGCCATTTTACCATATAAATAATGAAGTAATTACTTTATTTATAGGAAGTTCTAATGCCGGATCCAGGACTGAAACAAGAGATTGCAGCGCAGCAAAAGACCGCTCAAAATACATCAAAGAGTGAAACCTCACTTGGTAGTAAAACAAACACCAATGCTAGTACTTTTAAAAGTGCTGATGAAACACCAAAGGGTCAAATATATCGGTATCCATTAGATGGTCAAGCTGATTTTCCAGCCAGAATGAAATTTACAATCCATCAAGTGGATGCGTATGCGGTTGATACTACAGAACTTAAAAAATATTGGGATGTTCCTTTAATAGCAAAGGCATTTGGTAGATCCAGTGAATCAACAACATCTGAAAAGGCAAAGTCAGTAAATCAATTTGAAATCAACAGAACCGATGCAGAAAACTATAGAAAATCAAAAGAAGTTGGCACTGTTTCAACACATCCAACGGCCACCGGAGAGGGTAGACAAGTTGCAAGAACTGGTTCAGTAAATCAATTTGAAATTAATAGAAGAGAAGCAGAAAAACATA